CAATTGCATCTTCCAAAATTGCAATTGCTTCTTTATCATCTATAGAAATGATAAATTCGTTATTTGAATCTGCTGTGATAAATCTACGAGTTTTAGGATGAACAAACCCAACAAAATTTTTAGTTTTACCTACTCTATATTTCACGACTTCATCTTTTTTAGTTTCATCTTTTTTTACCACTGTAATTCCTCCTATCAAAAAAGGGAGTACTAACTCCCTTTTATTCAGACTTTAAATTTAAAATTGCCCCAGAGTTTGAAGCATTGTATTCAAGAGAGTATTCACCTACAAGACCGATACGTCTAGAATCCGTTGTTTTTGCAAGTTCTTCTGCTCTCCATTCACGTAATGGACGTAGTTTCACATAATTAGTATCGATTGCGGCAATTGTTCCTTTTGGCAATGATGGTTCTAGTAGAGCAATACCTGTACCGTAATTAGACACGATATTTCCAATTTGCAATCCAAAAGTTACTCTTTCCCCGAACTGAACAATTTTTGTTGATTTTCCATCTAACTCATCAGTCATTAACTCCTGCATATCTGGAGAAATCAAGCATAGTTTTTCTCCCATATAACCTTTTTCATACATCAATTTAAATAAAGTATCGATATCTTTTCTTGTTACTGCACCCGCAGTGGCTGTTTCTGCCTTATTTGCTGAATTGATCAAGTTCAAAATCCCATTCATTCGACGACCTTTAGAACCATTTTCATCAGCTTTTACACCAGTAATCAATTTTCGGTTCAAATCAATTTTCATTTCCATACCACGTAGTGCTACTTGATTAGTTAATTCATTTCCGACTCCATTCACATTAATAGCATCTAATGTACCAGATACAGAGGTTGATTTTCTAAAAATTTCAGTATAGTTGTTAAACCAAGTTCGACCTGATTCAGCATCTGGATATTCTCCGCCCTCAAGTTTTTCAGAAGAATCATCGTTGTTGATATCATATTCACGCCATTTAATTTCTGTCGAGTTTGCTGGCTCTGTTTTTCCAGCACCAAGTAAATAGCTTAAAAAAGGTGTATTTGGTACTTGCATAGCATTAATCGCTGGTGAAATATCCAAATACTCTAAATTATTTAAAGATGTTTTTTTCATAATTTTTCACTCTCCTAGTTAAATTGTTGAAGAATTTGTCCTAATTGTTCTTCTGGATTTGTTAATGTTTCATTGTTCTGCTGAACCTGGTTATTCGATTGTTGAGTTCCACCAAATGCAGACTTCATTTGTAGTTCTTTTAATGCATCTGCATGTTTCTCATTAATTGCATTCAAAACACTTGTAAAACCTTCAACAGCATTCTTAGTGAAATCTGTATCCGAACTAACAAGATTATTTAGCATAAATTGAGAAATAGACTCTTTTAACTCTCCATCTAGTTCTAATCCAGCAATTTGTTCTGCAACAAATGCTTTATTATCACTTGTCACACGCAACGCTTTTTCTGCTTCAAATTCAGCTTGTAGTTTTTCCAGTTGAATTTGCTCAGGTGACTTGTTTTTCTTAGATTCCTCATATTCCTTGATGGTATCCTGTTTAATTTTATCTAAGTTATTTTGTTTCCAAGCTTCCAATTGTTTGTCGGCAACACTTTGAGATTGTGACTGAATAAATTTTTGAGCTTCTTCATTGGATTCCACAAAAGATTTGAAGTCATCAAAAGAAAACTTTTGATCGTCACCTTCGGCAAAGTATTGCAAATTCATTGGCATTAATGATTTGTGTTTCATGCTCATTCTCCTTTCGCCCCACGATTCGTTTTCACGCCCCGCATTGCTTTGAGTTTTAATAGTTGCGCCCCACCATTCAACCAAGCCCAGTATTGCGCTAGTTTAACGTCATTTCGGACAAAATAAAAAAGCCTAATTACTAGACTTTCCTTCTTTGTAGTCAGTTCTAACAACAATACATCCCATCTTTTCATACCAATCAACTGTTTCTTTTAAATTTGGTAATGAATGAGATAATAATTGAATCGTTAAATTAACGGTATTCTTATCAACTGGAGTATTATCTTGATAATTAACAGTTTGATCGCCAATAACCACGTAGGCATAATTGCCATTCCAATGGTCTCTCAAGCCATTAGGATGGTTCTCAGACTCAATAGCTGTTTTGTAGGCTTCTGCAATATCAGCATTTACATTAATTGTTAGTACTGCTTCAAAAAAATCTTTCATTCTACTTCCTCCGTTTCAAATTAATTCCAAAAGAATCATGTGCAAACTCATCTAATAAATCGCCAAATAAACGGTCATATTCTTCATCAATATCCTTTCCTAATTTTGGTAAATTAGGAACATCCGTACATCTACAACGACTATGGAAAGGTGCTCGATTTTCACCTATGACAGCATCTTTCAGTTTATAGGGATTCTTACTTGCCTTTCCTCCACAAATCCGGCAAACTCTCTCATCTTTTGCAGTCAATACGTTGTATTCCTCAATACCTGTTTCTAAATATGATTTTTCAATACCATCTTGTGCAAATTTTGCATACTCCGTTCGAACGAGATTTTCTATCGCTTTGTTATACTTTGATTCTTCTAACTTAAACATGTCACAAATTTCTGAGTCTAATCTCATGGTGTTTAATGCGTGTATAACGCCTTCTCCACTAGCAACACTTTTTACAATAGCATTAGAGAGTTTCTGTTCAAGCGATGAAATATTTCCCCAAAGTCTTCTTGAAAATGTCTTTCCTGACCATGGATAGTTCAAATAATGTTTAATTTCATTTTCTGGTAAATAATTTGGTATATCAACGTTTAAAAGTTGAACAAAAACATTAGCATTAGAAGAATATGTTCTTTGAAGAATTTCCTCTAAGCGATCAGAAAAATATTGATTCACATCTGCATCCATCGCATATTCTGCAAGAATTTTAAATACATCTGATCGTATTTGTAATAAGCGATTGACTTTTGCATAGTCAAATGGTGGAAAAAATTCATCGATAAACTCTTTGTATTTTGCATCATACATTTTTAATGACTTATAATTTTTTTCCACATATTCACGATATTTTTTCTGATTACTTGTACTGTAAAACTCCATCATTTCTGGATAAGTGATATTGTGTAAGTCAGCTTGTGATAATAGTTTTGCTTGTATCTCTTTCAGTGCTTCAGGAAATACACTAGTTAATTTTTTAAGTGTCTGATTTTCTTGTTTGAGCCTTGCTTGATCCTCCAGTTCTCGACGTTTGGTCCAATACTTCGTTTCTATCGTCACTATTGCCACCTCCGCCAAAATTGTATTCACTATCTGGATAAGCACTTCCACTTTCCAATTCCATCATTTCATTTTCATAATCAACATCTGTTACAAATGGAATTTGGCTCTGAATAGTTCGTTTGGATACGTATGGTGCAAGTTTAGGTAAAGCTTCAGCTAAATAACTTAAATCAGTTGGCAAAGATCTAGAGAAAGTAAAAATAATTTTTTCAGGCTCAATTTCTACTTTGTCATGAAACTTAAGAAAAGCAGCAATTGTTTCTGCGCATTCTTTCAATCCTTCTCTAAAATATTGCTCTTTAGTATTTGTTTTCGCTTCTAGGCTAATGATTTGCCACTTGCGAGCTTCTCCAGAACTGTTTGATTTAAACACCTCATCGTTAAAATCGATTGCTTTACAAATGGTGTAAAACTGTTTTTTCAATAGATCCATATGATATTCATTGAAATCTTTTGCTAAATTTTTTGTGACATATTCAGCTTTTGCAGTAGGGTCTTTTAAGTTGATAATCCCTAGCTGATTCATCATTTCTTTAGCAGTGCCTTTGCTCATTGTTGTGCCAGTAACAAGCATGTACGCAAGCTTAAATTGTTCGATTTCGTTTTGTTGATCAGACAAAGCACGATCAATTGCATCTCCAATTTCCTCAGCTACTTCAAAATCACAATAACGATTCGTATTATTTTTAAATTCTGCCAAGGTAATCGTCCCCAAAGGGTTATCGGTCTCATCAATTTTTTTGAACGTTCCGCTTGTAACAAAATTCAAATCACCATAGCAAGCATATGTCAGAATTTTATTTCTTGTCATAACTTTCATTTCTTGAAAAAATTTTTTCTGGTAAGAGTCATACTTTTCTTTGATATAGATTCCGGCATTTCCATATCTTTCTGCTCTCCAAGGTTCAATATTACTTGCTCTTAACTTCCAACCATCATCTTCTTCCACAGGCTCTAACAATCGGAAAGCTACTCCACAAGCTCCTTGAAAAGTTGCAGTTTCAGAATCAAGCATTGCGAATCTCATGGAATCAAGATTGCTTGTTAATTTGTTAAAAGCTTCTGGAACTGTTGGAAGTTCTATATCATTTTTTAAGAATTTATCTTTTAATCTTTGAATGAGTGTTCTTTTTTGTTCCGATACATCGTAATCCCATTTGATAGGTATACCAGTAAAATGATTGACTGCTTGGTCTACGACAATTGAATACATACCAGCATGAAGTTTATTATTAACTTTTACAATATCAGTGTTAGGCTTTGGTCTATTGTCTATTTCATTCTTTTCGCTAGTATAAGCTAGATATTTTCTTTCGCGATCAGCAAAAAATGGTTTCATATATTCTATAAAACCATTCGGATCAAACATTCCATCTTCAATTTGTGTTGCATATTTAACACGTAGCTTCTTATATCTCTCTAAAGATAATACTGTACTAATCAAAAACTCACCTCCTAAAATTGAATAAATTGATAGTGACTTGGTGGCTCATAAAACGCTAAAGCCAGTGCGTCAGCAATATCGGGACTACCAATATTTCGCTTTTTCATATCATCTTTACTTTCTAAACGTATACGACTTCTACTTGTCATTTTGAATTTGCGAGTACTTAATTCTTTGATTAACGAACTATCAGAAGGCAATTCAATAACAGGCTGTTCTCCGTTAAGATTTGCTGTCATATTTTCTTCTAACATTTCCTTGATGTTTCCCCATAGTTGAGTACCTAAATTATCGTAAAAATCGTCTTCTGATGTTGAACCGTTATTCACTCCAAACACCTCAAAAGGATAATGCTTGTCTTCTATAAGTTCTTCTAGGCGGTCGGTTACACCACCTCCGACACCAGTGTCATCGACTTTAATCATCACTTTATCAATACTCGGATATTGACTCATTAGATTCTTGGCCATGTTGATGACATATCCTGTTGTTTCCATAGTGCTACGTTTTGAATACTTCTCATACTCCAATGCCCTGGTAGCAATTCTAGGAAAGAGAATCGTAGAATCATCACCATATCGAGCTACGTCAACACCAATATGAGCAACCGTTGTTTTATTGACTAAAGAATCACTAATTTGTTTTTCTGTAGCCAATTCAACCGTTTCAAGACTGATAAATGAATCCAACGCACCTTTGGGAAATTCTCCAAAAATACGGACACGAGCAACATCACTTTCTTTTCCATATTTTTTAAGAATCATTTCTATATTGTCTTTGTTTGTACGTTTACTATCATAGCTTGATACTTTATGAACTCTGTATTTATCACGGTCTGAATTGTGGGAATCGTAAAAGACACCTTCAATATTATTAGGGTTTCCACACATCAACAGCTTATTATCAAAACCTGATAGCGTACCAAGAATAGCTTCCATAATTGGATCAGACACACCAGAAGCTTCATCTACCACAATCAACATATGGTCCTCGTGAAAACCTTGCATATTTTCTGGTTTAGTCGCTGTTCTAGCCGTAGCAAACCAACGCTCTGAATCACCAACCATATAAATTTTGGTCTTTGTCCACTTCAGTAAGTTTTTGATCAAGCTATCATTTAACCATTTAGCTACCTCTGCCCAAAGTACATCGTAAAGTTGCTTCATTGTCGGAGCTGTTGCTATTACTTTAGCGTAGGGTCGACACGTTAAGAACCAAAGTATTGCTCCTGCTTCTAATGCTGTTTTTCCAACTCCTTGACCAGAACGAACAGAAACCTTTGAAAATTCAGCTAAATCATTTAAAACATTTTCTTGCCATTCATCAGGATTCAAATGCAAAATATCTTGGCAAAAAGCTACTGGTTTATCATAGTAATAATCAATGGCAGAACCAATATCAGCAAAAGGAATAAATTCATTATTCATTTTCTTTCACCGCCCGTTTGTTTGCGGCATTTAAAACTGCCTGTTTCCATTCTTCTATTTCTTCACCTGAATTATTTCCGCCAATTTCATTTGTCTCAGCTTGGATCTTATCAGTCTGAGCTTTAATTAAATCAGTTCTGTATTCATTCATATAAAGTTCATTCATTTGCTTGATGGCTTTAGCTAACTGGTTGCTAATCCGAGTCAATGAATCTTCAATTGAAAGAATATCATCAATTTTGCGATGTTTTTTTCTGCTAATCTGCACATCTTGCATAACCTCACGCTTGATTTCTAGCTTTTTACCATTTTTTTCAATCGGAGTTTTAATCTTTCTTAGCTGCTGCAATCGTTCGACTTCTTCATCATTTAGTCCAGCTTCAGCTTGTTGGATTCTTTTCATCATTCGAAGTTGTCTTATTTTAAGAAGTCGTATTTCTTCGGACAAAGCAAAAGAAGGATCATCATTCAAACTAGAATAGATGTCCTTCTCATTATCGGTTAACGTGTCAAAAAATATTGTTTCATACTCACCAGTTTTAAGAGCATTCTTATTTCTCTTTGGCGGTGATGCTCTGCTGTTTCCTTTGTTACCTTTAGCATTTTGATTACCAATAGGAGCGCCACCTTGATTAGTAACGTTACTTTTGCCATTGGTAACGTTACTTTTCAATTCAGCGCTCCATTTGTCTTGCGATTTCCATTTTCTAACCTGAGAATCTGAAACATTTAATTCAGATGCAATTTCCTTTAACTGCTTTTCTCCGTTGGATTCTAACCAAATTCTTTTGGCTTCATCACGTCTTGGATCACGTTGTCTTGCCATTCAATACACACCACCTCACATTCTGTTTAGGTTGAGTTTTGTTTTCTAATTTTCAATATCTTTTAGCATTAATTCAGCCTCAATCAATATTTTTAAATCGGAAACTTTATTAATTCAATTTGCATTCTAATCCCTCAAATTCTTGTTAATATTATTTTGAATGTTTGGTTCATCAAAGAAACCATGACCGCAATAAATAAGTTTGCATTTATCAATTTCATTTGGCGTAGCTTCTCTGGTCATTTCAACAATGGAGTATTTCTTTTTAATCTGGACTGATTGAACCACTCTGATTGGGTCATCTGTGTTGGGTTGTGGATATCTGTTAGACAAAGATACATACCAGTAATTTCTCATTATTCAGCCTCCTTTATGTAAAATAAAAAGACCACTCAACGAGTGATCTAATATGTAAAAACTACACCTCATAAACGAGATGCAGTTATAGCTCTATCAAGCAACCTACACCGATTCCATCGATTACTATCGACCTCGCCTTGCTCGTGTACTTTGAGCGCCCATTTCCAACCCTCAGTTGCTAAAGTCACTGGCAATGAATCGAACATTGCATGGTCAAATCATAAAACGTTAAGGTTATTCCTCGACGTATTGACCTTATTTTTAAGCGTCTACCCTTTCCGCCACAGTGACACTATAAAATTATTCTTAGTGCTACTATTTTTTATTTTGCCCATTTTTAAATCCAATCATATAGACATTAAGACAAAGCGCAAAAATTGAAATTATTAATGGAATCATTTCTCTTCACCCACCTTTAGTTATCGTGTGAATAATTAAAAAACAATAGACAGCAACAAAATAACATTGCTTTGATAATTTGGTATAAACC